GTCTACGTGCAGAGATGCGCAGTTATGGTGTTCGCAATGCAACATCAATGGCCATTGCCCCGGTAGAGTCTAGTTCAGTTGTTATTAACTCAACCAACGGTATTGAAATGCCTATGAGTTTAATCTCAGTTAAAGAATCCAAAGCAGGCAGCCTTACACAGGTTGTGCCTGAGTATCACAAGTTGAAAAACAAATATCAACAAATGTGGGCACAAAAGGACTGCGATGGTTACTTGAAAACAGCGGCGGTGTTGGCAGCCTATGTTGACCAAAGTATCAGCACAAACACATTTTACAATCCGGCACACTTTGCTGATCGCAAAGTTCCTACAACCCTGATTGCTCGGAACTTGATGCAGGCACATTACTGGGGACTGAAGACATTCTACTACAGCCTGATCAACAAAGCAGGCAGTAAGATGAAGGCCGAAGATGAAGCAGTCGCACCGTTGGATGAAATTGATTTTGATCTCGATGAAGACTGCGAATCATGCAAACTATGAACAGCGTTGAAAAAATCTGGGCCCGGGCTACAGGACACTTGATGGGAGAATCAGATCATGATCGCCCTGATGTGCCTATCTTGACACTGCAAGAAGCCCGAATAGCCTTGTTCTTCAAAACGTTTTGGGTTATAATACATATTATAACTTGTGGCTTTATTATAGCCAACACAATTAGACACTGGTAATACAATGAGCCAAGCACAATACAATTTAAAAACAAAAACAGACTACCTCAATCGTAAGATGTTCCTGGACCCAGCAGGTCCGGTTACCATCCAACGCTTTGAAGAAGTCAAGTACAACAAGATTGCCAAGTACGAGCAAGAAGCACGTGGATTTTTTTGGGTACCAGAAGAAATTTCCCTGACCAAAGACTCACAAGACTTTAAAGATGCGTCGGATACTGTCAAGCACATCTTTACATCAAACTTGTTACGTCAAACAGCACTAGATAGTTTACAAGGTCGTGGTCCAAGTCAAATCTTTACACCAGTGGTATCATTGCCTGAACTCGAAGCACTGGTCTACAACTGGACATTCTTTGAAACAAACATTCATAGCCGTAGTTACAGCCACATCATTCGCAACATCTACAATGTGCCTAAGGAAATGTTCAACACAATCCACGACACCAAAGAGATTGTGGACATGGCAAGTAGTGTAGGAATGTACTATGATCGACTACACATGATCAATTGCCGTAAAGAACTATTAGAAGACTTTCCAGAACGTGAACATATTAAAGCAATTTGGATGGCACTGCATGCGTCATACGCATTGGAAGCATTTCGCTTCATGGTATCGTTTGCCACAAGCCTAGCCATGGTAGAGAACAAGATCTTCATTGGCAATGGTAATATTATTCAATTGATCCTGCAAGATGAAATACTACACAAAGAGTGGACTGCATTTTTGATCAATCAAGTTGTGAAAGAAGATCCACGCTTTGCAGCCATCAAAGGCGAATGCGAAGCAGAAGTGTATCAACTGTACATGGATGTTATTCGTGAAGAAAAAGAATGGGCAGAATACCTGTTCAAGTTTGGGCCTGTGATCGGACTCAATGCCAACATACTGCGTGACTTTGTGGACTACACAGCCGCTGCCGCATTAAAAGAAATTGGTATTAAATATCTAGCACCTGCTCCCAAGAGCACACCGATTCCCTGGTTTAACAAACACGTCAACACATCGAACAAACAAACTGCACTGCAGGAGAACGAGTCGACTAACTATGTTATTGGCATCATGAGTGACACGTTAGATTACGACGAACTGCCAAATTTATAAAATAAAAGGAAAAATATGAAAGCAACTGTATGGAGTAAAGATCAGTGCCCCTATTGCGACCAAGCAAAAGCATTGTTAAAGCAAAATGGCATTGAGTTTGAAGAACGTAATGTAAGTAAAGATTGGACCCGAGAACAACTATTAGAAGCAGTACCGACTGCCAGAACCGTGCCGCAAATATTTTTAGATGATAGACTTGTTGGCGGATTTACAGAACTTAAAAAGTTATTTGAACAGGAAAACGCTGTTGGCTACGGCGATGGAGTATTATAATATGTTAATTGACAAAGGCGCCTCAGTAGGTGAAGTAGTGACGTTTAAACTAACGTCCGGTGAAGAGCTGATTGGAAAATTAGTGGAAGAAACTGATGCACACTACAAGCTATCACGCCCAATGGTGATTGCCATGGGTGCCCAAGGTCCAGGACTGATGCCCTACTTGTTTACAGTGAGCCCAGACAAAGATATTAAATTGTCAAAAAGCACAGTTACAGTGGTTGCAGTCACAGACAAGATGTTTGCTGATCAGTTTATACAAAGCACCACTGGTATTAAATTGGTGTAAATTGCTGGATAAATAATTGACAAGAACGGAACAACATGCCAGCAGTACAAAGACAAGGTGATACAAACTCAGAAGGCGGTGCAGCCACAGCAGGTGTGGCATCAGTACGAGTTAACGGCAAGCCTATTGTGGTTGATGGCACAGGCGTTTCTGCTCATGCGCCATGGAAGCCAGCAAAAGCACATGCACCACATGTTGCCGCAAGCACTGCTGGTGGTAGCGGCACAGTACGTGCTGGTGGAAAACCTGTTGTTAGAACTGGCAATGTTGACACCTGTGGACATGCACGAACAGGCGGCAGTCCTGACGTAAGGGTAGGATAATGGCGGGATCATTGTCTCCACTACAACTACAAGCTGCCGCTGGCTTGTTTCAAAATCAAGGCTACAGTGTTAATGCAAATCTAACTGCTACAGTTGATGCATATAAATCAACCCTGTTATTGACTCCTTTGATAGACGCTATTGGCAATGCAAGTGGATTGCCAGGATCAACACAACTGTTATTACAAACATTTGCCAATACAAGTTGCCCTGCATTGGCTGATTCTATAGTTCCTGGCACCACAGCAATTGTCACATCCACATTGGCCAATCCCGGAATGACAGGCATTGTCACACTGACAGCAGAAGCATACATGGGCGACGGTGACCTTAGTAAATTTGTACAAACGTTTACCCAAGCCGACAGTTATTGTTCAACTGTAAATGTCTTTATCAACAGTGCAGTAAACTCCAACAGTTATCTAGGTCCTACATTTACCGGCATGGACAATCTTGTCACTGCAGGACTTACTGAAATCAATCGGGCCACGGCTGCAATGGGCGATGACTTGTTCAATTCTGGCCACTACATAGATCTAGGGAATCTTGACAATTACGGAACGCCATTGGCACTGATACAACAGATATCACGTCGTGCTGGAACAATCAGTCCGTTGATAGGAATACTGAGCCAGGCTGGCGTGCCTGACAACATTATTTTAAATCTCAATGATCCTGCTGTGATAGTAACTGACACTGTGCAAAAAATTATGTATAACGCATTACGTAGTGTCACAGGCGACGAGCTTGCAAATATATTAAGAATATTAGATGTTTGGACACCAAACATCAACACATTGGCAGACTTGTTGAATCCTGCTGTGATGTTGCCCAACAGTTATCCATCCTTAACAATGCCAACTGCAGATGGCCCACGTGCTATTTACATTACGACCCCGCCAGAACCACCAATTGACTACGATAACTTGACTCCTGAACAGAGTCAGGCTATACTTGACGAAGAGGCTGCTGTAAGAGCAATTGATCGACCACTGGCCTGCGAAATACGTCAAAGTGAAAATCCAGTCACTGCAGGCTCCGCTGCTAGTCCTGTAACAGGAGACACTTCCGGCAACACAGGTTCCGGCAATCAATACACACCAAATAGTTCGTTAGAACCTATAGTGGCTGCTGATCAGGCCGGAATAAGTTATGAGCGACTGAGCGTTATGACAACCCCAGGGCTGGCACTGGTCAACAAAGCATTGTCCTGCTCACTTGATCAGGTTACAAATATCAGTCGTATGAATTTACCACAGTTGTCTGAAGCGTTTTTAGCGGCAGAAACCAACAAAGGTTTGCTGGCGATCGAAGCACAGACCCAACCATTACCGACGGCAGCAGTGAGCTACTATGCAAATAGTATAGCAACAGGATCTGGTGTAAATGGTACTATATTGTTAACCGACATCCTGGGAACTGCGGCTGGCACCACTGTTACTGACAGCATTGGAAACTGCATTAGTATTATTGATACATTGTACGATGCAGGATCGTTGAATAATTTAATTACTATCTATGATGGCATATTGGCAAATGCAATAGTGTCAGACAATGGCAATGTATTGTCGTTGATATCTGACGCCGCAAACGTTATTGGAAATATTGCCAATGCTAACCCAACAGAAACCGCCAGCCTCAACACAAACTTTTTGGCAATCAGCGCACAGATAACAAAGGAAACTGGATTGCAGGTTACAGCAGGTATAGATATCGGCAACGTAATAGGTAATAGTCAAACGTCTATCATGAGTTTTGTATCTTCGTTGCCGGGCTATGGACTTGATACCAAGGTTGGCGGTTCTGCACAATATTTAGAAAATGTGGCTACATCCGCAAGTGCTGGGCAATCCACTGTGGCAGTACTGCGCGAAGGCCGCACAACAGAAGGACTTAATGTTGCAGGAGTAGGAACATCAGCTACTACTGTAGACCCAATACCATCAACTCCGCCACCGCAAGCTGTGTTAAGCAGTTCTAGAATCTTCGAAAGAGAAGCGCAGAGTCAAGTGGTTTATTAAACCCAGCCGTTGAAGTCGGTAGATAAGTCAATAGGATGAACTTCCCAACCGTCTTTTGACCAGCGTAGTAACATCAATAATGTGTTTAAATAGTTCATTTATTAAACTCCTCTGCTAGGTACATAAGAATGATTGTACCAAACACAATGATCTGAATTGTAACTAATTCTATGTCCATGATTACTTCCAATAATGAAATTTGCTAGCAGAACTTTGACGATATTCGTGAATTATTTCTGCCCAGGCAATTAGACCGTCATAAACTGTGTTGATAAAGTTTTTCATAGATAACTTCCTCGACGATCAAATTCTCTAGTCCAGTGGTCTACATCACAGATGTCTTGTACGTTTTTACTCGCGAGATAAGCGTCTAATTTGCTTTGATAGTTCTGTCTTGGGAACATTTCGGCTAGACGCTCAATTAGTTTTGCTATTGTTGCTGTCATTGCTTTTTCCTTTAGTTTTATAGAAACTCGTGGTGTCTACTGAGTTATTTATGTTGCAACGCAATATCTCTAATGGTTTCTACTAATATAGACAGCCAAAAATAAACCCACTCAGAGTGGGTTTATGTGGTACCGTGCGTTTCATGATACCTTTTGAGTGCCAGCATTCTGGCCAACCATAATCTAAATTTTACATAATCGGAAAGTTCGTCGTCCAGGACTAGTTGTCCAAACTCTGCGCTTCGGCGATTACGTCCAAATGTGACTTCATCATCTATGACAAAGTCATCATCGTCAAGATTATTTCGCTGCCGGAGTAGCGGCTTTGGCGTCTGCTTTAGGTGCGTCTTTCTTAGCAGGCTCACTTTTTGCAGGCGTTGCTGTCGCAGGAGCGGCAGGGGCTGTGGTAGCAGGTTTGGCTTCTGCTTTCTTTTCTTCTTTCTTGGCAGCAGGTGCTTGAGCAAATGCAGAAAGAGCAACAGTGGTGGCGATTAAAGCGATAAGTTGTTTCATGGTATCTCCTTGATTAGAAACTGTAGACCCGGACTTTCCTGGCTACACATATATAACGCCACAGCCTCAGCATCGGTTGACACAAAATTGGTATTTTGTTATAATTTGGGCATATAGTAAAAAAAGGCACATATGGAATTGCATGTTGAAGCGGGCCCAAAGACCAAACAGTATATTGAAGCACTGGTTCCTAGTATGTTAGCCCAGTTAGGGCTTGTGAAAAATCGCCGATTGCTCATGATCAAAGTGGACTCAGATTTAGAGGAAATGGGCACCACTGTGCCGTTGACAGGACTTGACACTTACTTGGTGGTATTAAAACCCACTAGAAATTTGTATGCACTGGGCGTGACCCTGGCACACGAGTTGGTGCATGTGCGACAAATGGCACGAGGCATCCTAAAAATCATGCCCAAAGGCAAAAAATGGAACGGCAAATACTACGGACGTAATGTGGCATATTTGCAACAGCCCTGGGAATTAGACGCTTTTGCCCGGCAAGAAATTGTGTTTCGCAGGGCTATTGAACTGTGATTTTGGTTGACCAATAATTCCCAAACTGCTATAATTAAGGTATGAAATTAGATACAAACGAAATACTACAGTGGGCCGGGGCTATTTTTATAGTAGCAGGTCACAGTTTAAACGCTGTGGGTCCTGAGGCTTATCCTTACAATATCCTTACATTTTTTATAGGAACCTTACTGTTTTTAGCCTGGACTGTGCGTGTTGCAAATAAACCACAGATGTTTGTGAATCTTGTAAGTGTAATAATTGGGCTTTCTGGGCTGGTAAAAGCATTTGGTTGACCGAATATTTCCCATTTGCTATAATACGAGTATGAAAACAAAAAAGGAAAAAAAGATGAAAAAAACCAAAAAACCAACCCTGGGTGAACTCTTACGCAAGAAGTTGGGACTCAAACCAACCCTAAATCAGTTGTTAATGAAGCGGTTGCGTGGTTGACCGAAAATTCCCAATTTGCTATAATATAGCATAGTTTAACAAAAAGGAGTTTGAAAATGGGTTTAAGATACGATACATTAGGTGAAATGATTACTTTAAACGAGCAAGAAAAACGTGAAATTCGTATGTATGGCGCCACCGAAGCTCAAATGCGTGAAGCAGTAGAATCGTCCAGCACTTTTCGATTCTCTGGTCCCGCAATGGTAGTGGCCAGCATGATGAGTGACGCACAAGAGATGATGGCCTACGAACAGCCGGACTTTAACACCATTGAAGATCAGCGTCAACTGTTAAATCGTGCAAAATTTGTGCTTTTTGAGTACATTATGGACCGCAAAAACGGTTGACCCAAAATTCCCAATTTGTTATAATACTTGTATAGAAACTAAAAAGGATTCCAAAATGACAGCAATCGCAACACAGATCACAGAGCAGTTGGTACAAGACGCAACCAACGAAGCAGGTATCCAAGCCCGCTCAGCGGCCAAAGCATTCCACGCCAAGCATGGCGATCGTGACGCTTGTGGCTTTGCTTGGGTAAACGTGTTTGGCGTTCGGTCTAACTCAAAGTTGGGCAAGTGGCTACAGGCCGCGGGCTTCCGTAAGGACTACACTGGCAGTCTCCAACTGTGGAACCCCAGCGGTTTCCCAACCCAATCAATTAGCATTTTAGAAGCAGGTGCTGAGGCCTACGCAGAGGTACTGAAGACCAAGTTGGGTCTGACACAGGTCTACGCTGGAAGCAGATTAGATTGATTGACTGATAATTCCCAAACTGCTATAATGTAAACATAGTAAGAAAAAAGGAAAAAAAGATGTCAAGTTTTGCCGAAGATGTATTTGCAATCAATCCCAATATCACAGCAGAGAATGATGTTCTTGACTTGGGATTTGATGTTGTAAAAAAGGCACTAGGATTGAAATCTGCTCGGTACTATTTTTGGTACCATGAGGATTTCCCCTCAGATTTGATTAATGAATATTTTTGGTTGCAACAACAGAAAGAGGTAGCATAAAATGGGTACACGTTCAAGAATTGGTGTCATGCACGGCGACGTTTGCAAATCAGTCTACTGTCACTGGGACGGTTATCTGGAACACAATGGTGTGATATTGCAAGAGCACTATTATGACAGTGCCAAGGCCAACCACCTGGTAGCACTGGGCGATGTGTCTTCTTTGAAACGCGATGTTGATTTTCCAGATGGTGAGTTCCATACTTTTGGTTCGCCTATGGAAAATGTAACTGTGTTTTACGGTCGTGACCGCGATGAAGACGGTACAGATTTTGCAACAGATCATACCTTTGAAACGTTCTTAGATCGTGCCAACGACTGTGGGGCAGAGTGGTACTACATCATGCGTGACGGTGTCTGGTATGTGGGTAACACACATGAAAATGACGCCAAGTATTACCGCAAGTTGGTATTGTTATTGAAGGCCTTGGTGGACGAAATGGAAGTGAGCAAGACCTGGGACTCAGTTGACCTGTAATTCCCAAACTGTTATAATACTTGTATAGTAATTAAAAAGGAACCTGAGATGGCAACAAGTAAAGTACCGGCAGAAATACAGTTAAACGGCATTTGGGTAGTAGAGTTACAGGAAATTTCAAAAGACCCTTTTGAAGAATGGTACACTTACGCTGTTTATCCCAAGAAAGAAAGAGCAGAACTTTCTTGTAAGTTGCAGGAAACATATAATCCTATGATGAGTTACCAAACAAGAGCAAGAATGAAAATAGTTCCGTTTAATTTAGAATTTGACGGCAAATATACTCCTTACAAACCTAAAAAAGGTGGAGAAAAATTCTGGGTTATAAAAGTCTTAGATAATAACTCCATGGAAGACGACAATATTTTTGGAGTTTATTCTTCGGAAGAAAAGGCACGTGTGGGTCTCGCCAATGTTATTCTCAATGTCAAACCCCCCACAAGAAGATGTATTTCACAAGTTAATTTCCAAATTGAAGAGCACAGAATCGACCAGTGTTAATTAGTTTGGTTGACCAATAAATCACCATTTGCTATAATACTTGTATAGTAATTAAAAAGGAGCCCAAGATGAATGTCAAAGATATTAACTCTGCTATTATGTTTGGTAATCTTACCAATGACGAACTGTCTACAGTGATCGATGCAGTGAAGTTTGCTCGCACACAGTTGACCAAACAAAAGACCCGTGCCTTTGGCATTGGTGACCGAGTAAAGTTTACCAGCAACCGCAACGGCTTGACCTACGTTGGCAACGTTCGTAAAGTTAAAATTAAATTTGTACTGGTTAGTACGCCAGGCGGTGTATTCAATGTGCCGGCCAACATGTTGGAAGTGGCATGAACAACAAGATCTTTAACTACAAAATGCAGATGCATTTGACCGAACAAGAGATGGCCCAGTTCCGTGCCGCTTTTTCTGAATTACAAAATGAAGTAACAGAAATATTCTTAGAAACAGAACAGCACAATGGCTTTCAAGCTGCCAATGAAGTGATCAATCGTGTTCGGAACAGGTAAGTGCCTGCACCTAGTTTCCGTCAACAAACCAGGAGAAAGATAATGGGACTTGACATGTATGCATACGTGGCCGCAAAGGAAGGCCAACAACGTGAGTTTTATGAGAGTGCCGAATTTGACGATGATACCAAAGAGTTTGTTAACAAGACAGTAGAACAGCCTCGTGAGATTGCCTACTGGCGCAAGCATCCTAATCTGCACGGATGGATGGAACAACTTTGGAAAAGTCGCAATGGCGGCAAGGGTGACAGCGCCAACTTCAATGGTATTGAATTAGAAATTACATGGGACGATCTTGAAATCCTTGAACTGGATATCATGAGTGGTACACTGCCCAGTACGTCAGGTTTCTTTTTTGGCAATGAAGCAGATGAGCACTATAAGGAACAAGATCTCAAGTTTGTTCGCGACGCTCGTGCAGAATTGTTTTGTGGACTAAAAGTGTTTTATAATAGTTCGTGGTAACGGAGTAAATATATGAATGAAACAAACTTCTCAGACCCAAGGTTTGCGGGCACAATGGTAGCAGGTTGGATTCTTGACCTGGAAAGCTCGGACAGTCGAATACATAAAGAAAAAACTATTGAAAAGGCATTAATAGCCTCCCAGTTGGGCAGTGCAGATGCGCAGGCATTCTTATTCAATTGTTATCAAGCCTACAATCCTTTTTATGTGTTTGGCATCCGGCAAGTGCCCGAGACTGAGGGCTTAACCAGTCAATCAAATCCGTGGCCTAAGTTTTGGGCGTTGTTAGAAAGTCTGCGTACCCGTAGCGTCACAGGTAATCGAGCACGTGAGGCCATTGATGAATGTAGCCAACAGTTTGATTCAGATGAATGGAACAACGTGGCCCGGCGTGTGTTGATCAAAGACCTGCGTTGCGGTATATCAGAAAAAACACTAAACAAGGTGTTGGGTAAAACTGAATGGAAGATTCCTGTATTCAGTTGCCAACTGGCCCAGGATTCTACAGACCATCCCAAGAAACTCAAAGGCATCAAACGTCTAGAAGTCAAACTGGATGGTGTGCGTGTGTTAGCAGTGGTGTCAGGAGATGTGTGTACATTGTACAGCCGCAATGGCAAAGAGTTTGAGAACTTTCCACAGATTGCAGATTTCGTTGAAGAACATCGCAAAGCATTTCAAAACAATTCAGGCTTTGGTGGACAGTTTGTGCTGGATGGTGAGATTGTAGGCAAGAACTTTCAAGACTTGATG